GAGACCTGGATACAAAAAAATTATGCCGAAGTATGGCTATAAAACAAGACATGTTGAATTTGAAAAGGAGTTAAATTAAATGAGTATATTTGGAGGAGGATCCTCGGGAGGAGGAGGTGGTGGTAGTTCTACAGGAACACAAACTACTATTGCTAGAGAAGCACCGGGAGTAGAGGCTAGAAAACTATCACTTTATGATGAAGCTGCTAATCTTGCGAAAACACCAGTTAACTTACCTGGTATACAAGTTGCACCAATTACTCCACTCGAACAAGCTGGTATAACTCAAGCTGGTACAACAGGAGCTGGGACAGGAACTGTTACTCAAGGTATTGCTTCATTACAAGCTGGACAACAAGCTCCAAACATATCACAATTTTTTAATCCTTATCAATCATATGTTACTGATGAAATTAATAGACAAGCACAAATGGCTACTAACCAATTATCTGCACAAGCAGTTGGAGCTGGAGCTTTTGGTGGTGGTAGACAAGGTATTGCTCAAGCAGAATTAGAAAGAGCTAGATTAGCTCAAGTAGGTCAAGCTCAAGCTCAAGGTTTTCAAACTGCATTAGGAGCTGCTCAACAACAAAGAGCCCAACAGTTAGCAACTGGTCAAGCATTAGGCCAAGCTGGTTTACAACAACAAGCTATGTTCCAAGCAGATATAAATCAACAAATGCAGGCAGGTGCTCTGCAAAGAGGAATTGGTCAGCAGGCTTTAGAAGCACAAAGACAAACTGAATTACAAAGAGCTTATGAACCTTATCAAAGAATTGAATTCTTAAAAGGTATCATGACTAATTTACCAACAACACAAAGTACTGTAACCGCAACCACGGCTCCCGGCTCTAATCCATTAGCACAAGCAGCTGGAACTGCTTTGGGTGGTTATGCAGCTTATAATATGATGCAGCCGAGGTAACTATGGATAAAGTATTAACAAGAAAATTATTTAAAGATAGATATTTTAAAAGTTTAAAACCAACTATTAAACATTTTAATACTGGTGGACTTGGATCACTATCTTCAAAAGAGAAAGCAATCTATGCAGCAACTTTAGCTGCACCCTTGCTTCAAGCAAAAGGGGAAGGTATTGCTCCCGCATTATCTGCATTAGGTGAAGGTGTTGGAAAATTACCAGCAACTATTTTATCAGTAGAAAAAGCAAAAGGCTCTGGAAAAGGTGTAAGAACTTTGGGAGAACAAGAATTAAAAGCTTATAATTTACCAAAAGGCACAGTAGCTCAAGTTGATGGAACTGGAAAAATTACTGTTGTATCTAAACCCTCTGCTGAATCTATTAAACAAATTCAAGGAAGTAAAAGAGTAAGAACTATTTTATCTAGAATAGGTGATGACTATTATAAATTAGGTAAGCCTGTAGGGTTTGGTGATATGAGTAGAATTAGAGCATCACTTGGTAAAGTAGGTGGCTCACAATTTTCAAAAGACTACGGTGCTTTTAAAAGTAGAATACAACAAGCAACATCATTCGTAACACAAGCGATCTCAGGTGCTGCAGTATCAGAACAAGAAGCAGAAAGAATTACAAAACTAATTCCACAAGTAGGAGATACTGAAGCTACGTTTGAAGCAAAATTACAAGCGTTAGATAGTTACTTTGCAGATGCTATTGCAATTGCAGAAGATAACAATGCAGACTTTACTACTGCATTAGAAATTATGGAGGCTTCAGGCAAAGGTGCTTCTAACTATGTTGATTTAAGTGAAGGTGTTACTATTAAACAATATGATGGTAACAAATACGATGTAAGTGCAAATTAAGGATTTATATGGCAGAGATAGTTGTACAAAACGAAACATTCAAAATAAAAGGTTCAACTCCTACACCTAAAGAGCAACTAGCTATTGACTCTGTATTAGCTGCAAAAGGAAATACTAAGGGAGGTGGTTTAAGTTTTGATGACGAGATGAAACTTATGATTACACCTGAAGAAGTTTTATCAGATGCTGCTAAGGGTAAATATAATAAAGATACAGAAAGTTTTTTAGCTAGTCCAGACTTTATGAGAATAGTAACAGAGGTAGGTTTATCTATTGCTGGTGGTATTGCTGGTGTAGCTGCAGCTCCATTTACTGGGGGTTCATCTTTAGTTGGTACATCTATCGCTGCTGCAAGAATAGCTAGAATTGCTAGACCACTTATAAATTTAAGTAAAAATAAACAAAAAATTTTAGCAGGAGTGACTGGAGCTGGAATTGGGGGTGGAGCTGGTGCAGCTATCTCTCAAACATTTGATCCTAAAGAAAGTATTGTTAGAGAAGTTGCAAGGGGCACAGCCCAAGGTGCTTTTGGAGAATTACTTGGTTTTGGTATGGCTGGTGCATTAGCAAAAATTTCAAACAAAGTTACTGGAGCATCTATAAAAACAATTGATGGTGCTAGAGATGTAGTTAAAGGATTAGATGCGGATAAATTGTTTTATAAAGAAGTAGCAAAAATTAAAGAAACTGGAAAATTACCATCTAAAGAAGTTTTAGATAAATTAGTGGGTAAAGGCTTAACTGAGGAAGCATTAAAAACTACAGTCACACTTAGTCCACAACAAAGAGTTATTTTAGAGAGTTTAGAATTAAGCGATGAAGCATACAAAAGTGCTCAACAAGCTAGACCAGATTTTTTTGATAAAAAGAAAAGATTATTAGGCAAAGGAGAAGAGTTTGTTTTTGAAAGAGGAAATATTGTAGCTGGTAAATTAACAGATCAGTCTGGGGTAGAGTTAGCTTCTTCTCTTGCCGCTGCTTCTATTGGTGGTGGTGCATTTATAAGAAATGCAGAGGGATTAGGAAGAATAACAACAATTGAATCTATCGATCAATTTACAAAAGTATTAACAAAAGATTTACCAAAAATAGATTATGATGCCGCTAAAGATGGGGTCACTCAATTTTTAAACGCACAAATAAAAGGTAATTATACAGATATCTATCAAGGAACTAAAAATAAATTATGGAATGATCTTACTGCTGATATAAACGCAACAGTAAGAAGAGCAGACGGATCAATGGACCCAGCTTATGATGTTGTAATTAGAGGTCCTGAAGTACCAAAAACAATACGGGTAAGAGAAAGACAACCTAATGGTAAATATGAAAATAAAGATGTTTCAAATTTAGATGATTATATTTATGAAGCACAAGCAAAAAATATGGATGTTAGAAATACTGATGTAAGTGATATGTTATCTATGGTTGGAAGACTGGAAGGAAGAGCTGATTATAATAGATTTAAAAATGTTTATACTGCTATTGGAGATAAAATAGGTCTTACTGGTACAGCATCTTCAGTAAGAGCAGAACTTTTAAAAAGAATGGAATCCATGTTAGCTAATTCTCCACTACCTGCTGCAGTAAATGCAAAAAGAGTAATTGCTTCTGGTTTTACTAATTTAGGTGCAAAACCTTTTCAACAAGAAACAATTAAAAAATTATTAAATTCACAGATGGGGCAAGAAACCTTATATAAAAATATCATAGGTGCAGGTAAACCAAGTTACTTTAGATCATTTAATCAAAGTTTAAAGGATGCAAAATTTACAGTTGGTGGAAAACAAGTTGGTGGAAAACAAGTCGGTGGAACACAATTTGATGTTTTTCCAAATAGATTAGCAATTAGAGGTGCACTACAAGGACAATTTTTAAAAGATTTTTTAAATAGTAGTGTAGATAAAGCTGGTCAATATTTTAATTTAAATAAAACTAAAGCTGAAAAATTTTTAAAAGATTATGATTGGTTATTAGGGAAAGATCCAATAACAAAAAAACCAGTTGGTTTTTTAGATGATACACAAATAAAAGGTATCAGAGATTATGTGAGAAGAATTCAAATGGTTGAAGGTAAAATTAAACCACCAGGGTCTGCGGGAACAAGTGGTGAGATGTTAGTACAAATGAAACAAGCTGGTGCTATTTCACAAATTGTAGGTGTAGTCGGTTTTTCTACAGGTACAATTGATCCGGGTGCTGCAACATTTTTTGTATTAGGTCCTACTGCTTTAGCTTATGCTTTATCAAGACCTTCAACTACAAAAGCTTTAATAGATGGTTTAGGAGGTGCGAGTAAAGGTATTGGTAAAGTTGGTAAAATTGATAGCTTTCCAAAATTAGAAAGATATATTGGACAACTTGGAAGTGCATTAGTTGCTGAAGGAATAATAGGTGCACAAGAAGCTGAAGCAGCAATCAATCAACTTAATGGTAACAAAGAAGCTTTTGAAAAATATTTTGAAAATGGAGTTATGCCTAATGCACCAGCAACAAGACAGTTTCAACCAGAAAATGCACCTGCAATAGAAGTAGACCCATATGTAGAATCTGGAATACAAAAACAAGGTTCTGGTCAAAGAGTCGGTTCTATAGTAGGCTCAGACACTAGTAACATACCTTTACCAAATGTTACTCCATCTAACCTACCAATGGGTGGTCAATCTAATACTGAATTAGCACAAGCCCTTAACCTTTTTAATAAGGGAGGAATAGTAAGTGCCAAGAAAAACTTCTAAAGATAATCTAGCCCATCAAAGAATTGATGACCATGAGAAGTTGTGCAGAATCATGCAAGAGCAAACTAATAAACAAATTAAAGATTTACATACAGACGTACATAGAATTGAAAAAATACTTATATCTTCTACTGCGTTTTTAATGACTTCAATGATAGGAATAATTGTTGCTCTTCTATTCAAAGTATTCTAGAACATTTATGTGTTTGAAAAAAATAAAATAAAATTTGCACAACCCTTTGATTTTAATTCTTGTTCAAGAATATTAAATTCAGGCCATTATGTATCTCAAATAAATAGTCAATGGTTATCAGAATATGTATTACATTCTACTTTTCAAATAAAAGGTATACAAGAAAATCCAGATTTAAGAGATATGTACAATTACTTACAAAAAAATTTTAATAAAAATAATTCTAATTCTGATTTAGATATTTTTTATAGTATGCAATCAGGAATTAAAAGCCCAACACATAGAGACGATTATGATGTATTTATTATTGGAGCATTAGGAAGAACTTTATATAAAGTAGAAGACAAAGAATTTATTGTAGAACCTGGTGATATGCTTCATATACCAGCAAGAAGTTTACATGTAGCAATTGGTTTAGATCCTAGAATTATTTTTTCATATGCAACTTATTAAAAAAAACAATAAATTTTTTATTACTGATTTAAAACTCGAAAAGAAATACCAATATAAAAAATATACAAGACAGGAGGAGGACGGTTCACGGACTTATAATGTAGGTAACAAAAAGATACCAAGTGTTACGACTATATTATCTGCTACTCAATCTCCTGAAAAGAAAGCTGGATTAGATAAGTGGAGAGAAAGAGTTGGATACCAAGAGGCAGCTAGAATTACCTCACAGGCAGCTCTCAGAGGCACGGAGATGCACTATGTCCTTGAAAACTACATAGATGGTCGTGGCTACCTAAACCTATCTCCAGAGGGTGCACAAGCACGACTCATGGCTCACGAGATAGTAAACAATCTTGACCTATTGAAAGAGGTATGGGGTAATGAAGTAAGTCTAGCATATGAAGATAGATGGGCAGGTGCAACAGACGTAGTTGGTCTTTATGATGATAAACCTACAATCATTGACTTTAAACAAAGTAATAAACCAAAGAGAGAAGAGTTTGTAGAAGACTATTACTATCAGATAGCTGCATATTCATTAGCACACAAAGAACAATATGGTCCTATAACACAAGGCCTTATATGTATTTGTACCAAAGATATATTATACCAAGAATTTAAAATGAATGAATCAAAGTTAAAAGAGTATGAAGATAAATGGTTAGAAAGAGTAGATAGATATCACAAATCTAAAGCCACTTCTGAACCTGTTCCCCAAGAGTCTTAGCAGATAATTCTATTTTGTTTTCAAGATTGTGTAATACCATTTGATCAATAGTATCTCTACAGATTATATCAATATAAGTTACTTGCGACTTCTGACCTATTCTGTGAGCCCTATCTTCACTTTGTTGTCTGACTTCTAAATTATAAGAATTACTAAAATAAATTACATATTTAGCAGCAGTCAAAGTTAAACCATAACCACCTACTGTTGGATTACCAACTAAGAATCTACATTCATCTTTTGTTTGAAATTTTTCAACTGATTGGTTACGAGATTCAACTGAGTCTTTACCATATATTGAAACTACAGAATCAACCCCATAAGTTTCAGCTAATTTACTTTTAATACTTTCAATGTTATGTACATAGTTAGCCCATATAATACACTTATCTTCACTCTCTTCTAAGATACTCATTAGTTCTTTAAGTTTGGCATTCGTTTTAAAATCAACAATATTACCATCATTAGTTTTTACAAAACCATTTGCTACTTGTTGTAATTTAAGTAATTCAGTAAGCTTATTATTGTAAGATACTTCTTCATCTTTCATAATCATAAGTGCAGTAATTTTTAACTTTTCATAAGCTAGTCTTTGTTCTTCTGACATATCCACATATCTTTGTACGTACATCTTTTCTGGTAAATCTAAACAATCTTTTTTTCTAACACGGTAAGAAAAGTGTTTTAATTTATATTCTAATTCTTCAAGATTTACATAGTATTTAGGTATTTGAATATTGTATCCACCTCTTTCAATACTATACATAACTGCATACTTAGATTTAAATACTGTAAAATTGTCATAACCTAATAAGGCTTTATCTAAAAAAGCACATTGAGAGAATAAATCTAATGGAGATTTAGTAATAGGAGATCCAGTTAGTATTCTTTTATATCTAGCTAATTGACCTAATTTAATAATAGCTTTAGATCTTGATGCTTTTAAATTTTTAATTGAAGTACTTTCATCTAATATAATCATGCTTCTCATACCATGTTTAAGTAGTTTATATTCTAACCATTTCTTACCTGATGCATGAGATAATGCTTCAACATTCATTAAAATAAATGTAAGTTTTTTAGGATCTAGCTTAAACGTTTTATCTTTAGTTACTTTCCAAATATAGATATTTGTTTCTTCTGGACAATGAACATCAATTTCTTTTTTCCAATTTTGATATACAGAATTAGGTGCAATAACAAATACAAAATTAATTCTTTGATCTTGAAATAAATAAGCTGCATTGTCTATAGCAACTTTAGTTTTACCAGTTCCCATTTCCATAAAGTAAGCAAAGTTGTATGGTTTTGCCCCTTCAATTAATGATTGTCTTTGATGCTTAAAGGGTTCTGTTTTGTATTTATACATTGTAAAATTATTTAAATTATTTGTTTGCAATAATCAATCAAATAATATATTGATTCGCACAAGGAGGTTCTTATGGACTTAGAAGCAGAATCTATCGTATCGATAGATACTGGCATGTCACAAGACATTGCCGAATCTTGCAATAAGTTATTGGAAACTCAGAAACAAATATCAACGGCTGAAGAACAACTTAAAAAGTTGAAGGAAGTTGAGTCAACTCTTTCTGAGCAGACAATTCCAAACTTAATGCAACAAGCTGGTGTATCAATGATTAAACTCTCAGATGGGTCATCTGTTGAAGTAAAACCATTTTACTCAGCTAGAATACCAGCTTCAAAGAGTGAAGAAGCTTTTCATTGGTTAAGAGAAAACGGACACGGTGACTTGATTAAAAATCAAGTATCATTAGAGTTCGGAATGAAACAAGACAATGAAGCCAAATCACTTGTAGAAGAGTTGAAACAAAAGGGCTTAGCAGTACAGCAAAAAACATCCGTACATCCAAGCAGTCTAAGAGGATTTGTTAGAGAACAAATTCAGGACCTAGGAAAAGATGTACCCGCTGAATTGTTTGGAACCTATGTTGCAAATAAAACTAAAATAACCACGAAGGAGTAAACAATGCCACAAGAGCAAACGAAACCTCAAGCTAAAGAGGTAATAAAAAAAGCAAGTAACCTACCAACTCAAATAAATTTAGAAGAGATGGCAGGACAAGGTCAAGAGTATGTTACAGCTCGTGATCAAAAACTACCAATCCTAAAAATACTTTATGCTAACTCACCAGTCTTAGACGAGACGGATGGTAAGTATGTCGAGACTGCTAAGCAAGGAGACATATGGAGTGAAACATCTGGTAAGGTATGGAAAGGTAGACAAGGCCTAATCGTAGTACCTTGTCTTTACATAAATACTTTTAATGAATGGAAAGACAAAGGAGACAGTCCAGGAAGACCAGTAGCAATTCATACTGATCCATCTATTATGTCACAAACAAATAGAGGTGCTGATAATAAAGATAGATTACCAAACGGTAATTATATTGAAGACACTGGTAATCACTTTGTTTATATTTTGGATGAAAATTATAATCCATTAGAACAAGCATTGATTACTATGAAGTCTACTCAAAAGAAAAAATCTAAGACATGGAATTCCATGATTATGTCTAGAAGAGCACAAGGTAAGAATGGTATGTTCAATCCACCATCATGGTCTACTGCTTATAAATTAAGCACGACTAAAGAGTCTAATTCACAAAACTCTTGGTATGGATGGGTTGTAGAGTTTGATAAATTCTTAAACGCAACTGAGAATTTAAAAGCTTTAGAAACTACTCAAACTTTTTATCAAAGTGCGATGAAGAGTGATATTTTTGGTAAGGTAGATTTTGCACAAGAAAATCAATCCCAAGGAAATAATAGCAGCAAAGAAGCTACTCCATTTTAAATTATGGAACAGGAGCTCTTAAAAATATTTGAGGGTAATTCTGAACTGTTCATTACTACCTCTCTAACTGGAGAGGTAGATGAACGGGGTAAGAAACAAGTAAAGGTACTCACGGTTCACGAACCTATTACTCTTGAGTTATGGAAAAAACATTTAGAAGGTAAAACACGAATTGGTATTAAACCAGAGAATGGTGATGTATGTAAATGGGGATGCATAGATATTGATCCTAGAAACTACACAACATTTTCTGAAAAAAAAATTGTAGATATAATTAGAGATAATCAACTACCCCTTATTCCAACAAGATCAAAATCTGGTGGTTTACACTTATTTTTATTTTTAAACGATTGGTCTCCAGTAAAAGAAGTTCTTAAAGTTTTAAACGATTGGAACAAAACTTTTTTCTATTCTGAAGAAGTTTTCCCAATGAACAAATGTTTAAACATGCCTTATTTTAATAAGGATCAAACTACAGAGTTTGCATACAATGATAACAATACACCAGTATTAATAAATAATTTTTTAGAAATGATAGCTAAAAAAACTGTAACTTTAGAACAATTACAAAATATTAAAATAAAAGAATATGAACCAGAAAGTGATTGGAAACACTATCCCCCTTGTGTTCAAAAAATGATTTCAGAAAAGTGGGAGGGTAACCATAGAAATGAATTGCTTTTTAATGTTGGTGTTTTAGAAATGAAGAAAGCAGACGGTAATTTAAATGCTAATGAATTAATTAATATTCTTCATAAAAGAAACCAAGATATATTTACTTCTCCCTTAGATCATAAGGAAGTAGAAACTTTAGCAAAATCAATTTCTAAAAAAGATTATACTTATAAGTGTCCACCAAAAACAAATGCAATAGCACCATTATGTAACAAAGATCTTTGTAAACTTAGAAAGCTTGGTATTGGTTCACAAGTACCAGACATGATAGATGATTTTGCAGATGTACAATTTATAAGATCAACTAAATCAATCGAATATACTTTCACATTTCAAGATGAAAAAATAATAATTAATCCAGAAGATATGAAAGATGAAAAATCTTTTAGAGTTAAACTTCTTAGATATGGTATCTATTGGATGACATTACCCAAACCTAAGTCGGGACCATCTCCATTTGAAATGCTTATGGCTACATTAGTTAGAAAAGCAGTGGAGAATGAGAAGATGAAATTTGAAGATACGTTAGGTGAGGAGAAATATAACTTCCTTAAAAAATTCTTTGAAAGTCATATTGAAGAAGACGATTTTGAAAAGCTGCAAGATAATTATGTTATTTTAGATTCTAAAACAAATACTTGTTATTTTAAAAAAATTACTTTTGAAAAATTTTTAGGTAATGATAAAACATTTAAAAGTGCAACTGAAGCACTTAACTTACTCGGTTGTAATAGATTGGATTATCATGAGGGTGTAAAGAATGTGTGGTCAGTCGAAATGCCTAAGTTTGTAGATTATAAAAAGGCAACTAAAAAAGAAGATACAAAAAAAGTAACAGAGATGGATGATGAATACCACACAGGAAAGTTTAGAACTTAAATTTTTAAAAGAACTTTACCATAAAACAGTAAAGATCTTTGGTCCTCCCGGTACAGGTAAGACTTATACTTTAATAGAAAAAGTATTAAAAAGTTATTTAAGAAAAGGTATAAGGCCACAAGAAATAGCTTACTTATCTTTTACCAATAAAGCTGTTAACACAGCTGTTAGAAGAGCAATGGAATCTTTTCCTAACTACACTACTGATGACTTCGCAAGATTTAAAACATTACATACTTACTGTAGAAGATATTTTCCAGAAGAAGTATTTGACCCAAAAGATTGCACAATAGATTTTGCACTTCAAACTAAAGTAATTAAGAGTAGTGACAAAAGATTAGCCGATGATAATTTTATGTATAAGGATTGGTCATTAGGTGTTTATAGTAAATCTAGAAATTTATTAATTACACCAGAAGAAGCTTATAGAAGAGAGACATATAAGAGAGATTCTCTTACTGTTTTTTTAAGAAAGATAAGCACTTATGAACATTATAAAACTGGTGGAGGAGAAAGATCATTTATAGATTTTGATGATATGATTGAAAGAGCTATAACTGAAATAGATTTTCCCTCATTAAAAGTTTTAATTTTAGATGAAGCTCAAGATTGTACTCCTTTACAATGGTCGGTTATTTATAAGATGGCACCTAAAGTAAAAAGAATTTACTTAGCTGGGGATGACGATCAAGCTATATATAAATGGAATGGAGCTGATCCAAAATATTTTACAAAATTCTTTCCAGGTAGAAAAGTAAAGCTTAGGAAGACACAAAGATTTGGAGAAGCAATTCATAGATTCTCACAAGTTATTAGAAGAGGTATAAGTGATAGTGAAGAAAAAGAATACTTACCAGGAGACACAAAAGGTTTTGTTAAAGCTTACTTATCTTTTAAGGAAATACCTTTTGAAAATTTTAAAGAAGATTGGTACATCCTTGGCCGTATTAATGAAACTGTTAATGAGTTAAGAATGTTAGCTAAGGATGCTGGTCTCTATTATAAAGATAATAAAGGAACAAAATGTTTTGATCAGAAACAATGGGAATCTATTAAAGCTTGGACTGCATTAACAAATGGAAAAAAAATAGATAAGAAAGCAGCTCGTAATATGTATAAGAATATTAGAGAACTAGAAGACCCTAATTATAGATTAGATAAGTTTTGGAGAAATGAACCTGATATGAGAGAGTATGATTTTCAAACTTTAAAAGAATGGTGTGGTTTAACACTAGAGGATAGCCAAAAGAATAAGCCTTGGTTTTGGATATTAAGAAGAAATTTTAAACCAAAACAAGTAAGACATTTTATTAGACTACTTAGGAGATATGGACAAAAAGAATTAGACAAAGATCCATTAATAACTATTGATACAATTCATAGTGTTAAAGGTGGGGAAGCAAATCATGTAGTGCTTTACAGTAAGGGTAATTATCCGTCTGATTATAGAAATAAAAATAAAAAAGAAAAAAGTGATGAAAAGAAAGTTTGGTATACTGGTGCAACTAGAGCAAGAAAAACTTTACATTTGTTAAGAAGTGATTATAAGTTTAATTATCCAATTGGCTCTGATTATTTAATATATGTTCAAGAAAAAAATAATGAAAAATAAATTAGAAGATTATATACACATTGAAAATAAATTATCAAAAGAAGTTTGTTCTGAATTAATTTCTAATATCACCAATGAAACTTGGGATAAACATTACTGGCATCACAATGAAAAAAAACAATTAATCGAACCAGATAAAAATGATTTAGATATTCTTTTTTCTAACCCATATCAAAGAGATTTACTAATAGATCCTATAACTGAAGTGTTAGTTAATTATCAAAAAATACATTCAAACTCTATATTTGTGCACAAACTTTCTACAATAAGGTTTAATAAATATACTGAGAATACTGAAATGAAAGAACACTATGATTTAATAAGTAGTATTTTTAGTAACAGTGAGGGTGTACCAATAATATCTATTGTAGGAAACTTAAATGAAAATTATGAAGGTGGAGATTTTTATTTGAATAAAAACAAAATTAGTTTAAGGTGTGGGGATATAATGCTATTTCCTTCTACCTTTCTATATCCACATAAAGTAACTAAAGTAAGAAAGGGGACTAGGTATTCTTTTGTTACCTGGGCATATTAATATGACAAATAAAGATCTTTTTGATGAAAACTTTCCTAATGATAAACAAATTGGAGGATCTCACTATAAGCAGTTTGTCATTCAACCTTGGACATTTATAAGAAAGAACAATCTTAATCCACTACAAGCTAATATTATTAAATATGTATGTAGGTATTTATCTAAGGGTAAACCATTAGAGGATTTAGAAAAGATAAAACATTATTGTGATTTAGAAATTAAGCATCTTAAAGATCGTAAAGATGAAGGTAAGAAAAAAAATTAGATGAGTGAAATATGTAGTTTTAATATTCCTGATGAAATCTATAATGTGCTTAATAAAATTATAAAAGACAAATCAAAAAAATATAATTCAAGATTAGCTGGGAATATAAAAGAAGAATATAATTTACAAGAACATATCCCTTATGTAAAAAAATTTATAGAGACAATTGCTGATAATAACTTTAAATGGATGAAAAATTTTCCTTTATCTTCAAACAAAAACAAGTGTTTAGTTTTAAAAGAATTATGGGTTAACTACCAAAAGAAATTAGAGTTTAATCCTTTACATTGTCACGATGGAATTTTGAGTTTTATATTATTTATTAAAATTCCTTATAACATTGAAGATGAATTAAAGGCAGCTCCCGGTATTGATTCAGTAAAAAATTTAGCAGGTCATTTACAATTTGTTTGTCCTAATAAAGGTTTCTTTAGATCACTAGAAACAAAATCTATCCCAGTAGATAAAAAATTTGAAAAGAAAGGTTTGATGTTTCCTGCTCTGTTGTATCACACAGTTTACCCTTTTTATAATAGTGAAGATTTAAGAATAACAATTTCTGGAAATTTATTTTTAGATGACAAAACAAATTAAATGCAGTAAATGTAAAAAAGATGCAGTTGTATATGAAAATAAAATTTATTATTGTGGTCCTTGTGCTGTCATTAAGTTTGTTAGGTTGTATAAGAGACTTAGATTTAAACCCAGCAACAACAGTAGTCAGAACACTGTTAAAAGGATCTAATCAATGAGTAATGCTTTACAATTAACTTTGACATTTAAAAAATCTATTTGGAATACTCCATCTGAATATAAGGATTTATCTAATGCAACTGAGATAGCTATTGACTTAGAAACTAGAGATGATGGTATTAATGAGAAACTTGGAGCTGGTTGGGCTTTAGGTAAAGGAGAAATTGTAGGGTTTGCAGTAGCCGTTGATGGATGGCAAGGATATTTTCCCTTTGGTCATTTAGGTGGTGGTAACATGATACCAGAACAAGTTAAAGCATACATGAAAAAAATTTGTAGTTTACCTTGTACTAAAGTATTTCATAATGCTCAGTACGATGTGGGTTGGCTAGAAGCATCTGGAATCACGGTCAACGGACCAATAGTGGATACGATGATAGCCGCAGCATTGATAGATGAAAATAGATTTTCCTATTCTTTAAATGCATTATCAGTTGATTATCTTGGTGAGATTAAAGCTGAAACAGAATTAAGAGAAGCTGCAGCAGCACATGGTATAGATCCTAAAGCAGAGATGTGGAAGCTACCTGCTGAACATGTTGGTTATTATGCAGAGCAAGATGCAGTTCTTACACTTAAATTATGGCAAAGATTTAAACAAGAAATATCTACCCAAAGTTTATCAACAGTGTGGGAACTTGAACAACAATTAATTCCTGTGTTAATAAAGATGAGGCAAAAAGGTGTGAGAGTGCAAGTGGAAAAAGCTGAATCATTAAAAAAAGAAATGATGATCCAAGAAAAAGAAATATTGGTGGCCATAAAAAAAGAATCAGGAATAGAAGTAGACATCTGGGCATCACGCCAGATCGCCAAAGCTTTTGACAAACTGAAGTTAGAATATCCAAGAACTGAAAAAACAAAAGAGCCTTCCTTTACACAAAATTGGTTAAGTAATAATAAAAATAAAATAGCACAATTAGTTGTACATGCAAGAGAAGTAAATAAATTTCATAGTACTTTTTTATCTTCTATATTAAGATACCAAGTTAAGGGTCGGATCCATGGAGAGATTCAACAACTTAGATCAGATCTTGGAGGGACTGTATCTGGTAGACTTTCAATGAGTAACCCAAATTTACAACAAGTACCAGCTAGAAACAAAGACTTTGGCCCTAAAATTCGTAGTTTATTTATACCAGAGGAAGGGTATCAATGGGGTAGTTTTGATTATTCACAACAAGAACCACGAATGACGGTTCATTATGCAGCGTCTATTGGAGATGGTTATGAAGGATCGAATGAATTAGTAGAGGCTTATAAAGAATCTAGTGCAGACTTTCATCAGACAATAGCTGATCTAGTGGGTATTGAAAGAACACAAGCAAAGACTATTGGACTAGGTATTATGTATGGAATGGGTAAAAATAAATTAGCCTTATCTCTAGGAGTTACAAAGGATGAAGCAGATGAATTGATTACAAAATATAATAAGAAGGTACCTTTCATCAGAAAACTTTCTGATAGATGTAAATTAGCAGCAGATGAAAAAGGTGTGATTAGAACTAAAAAAGGAAGAAAGTGTAGATTTGATAAATGGGAAACAAGAGACTTTGGATTACACCAAGCCGAAACATTTGATAATGCGGTAGCAAAATATGGTAAGGATAATATTAAGAGAGCCTATACATACAAAGCTTTAAACAGATTAATTCAAGGGTCTTCAGCTGATCAAACAAAACAATCAATGTTAGATTGCTATAATGCTGGCCACTTACCAATGTTACAGATACATGATGAACTTTGTTTTAATATTAAGGATGATAATCATGCTAAAGAAATAAAATCAATAATGGAAAAATCAATTGAATTTAAAGTTCCTTCAGTAGTTGATGTTGGACTTGGAAAGAGTTGGGGAGATGCAAAATAGAAATATGCCACATAATAATAATGACTTAATTGCTTATGCAGCAGGATTGTTTGATGGTGAAGGTAATATTAATTATAAACAATATAAATGTAAAAATCCTTCTGGTAAAATTTATATGAAATGGAATGTAGCAATGGAAGTTGCTATGACAGATTTAGATTGTATTAAAAATTTTTATGATATTGTAGGAGTAGGCTCTATACATTTTAAAGGAATTGGAAAAGGTTCTTTAGGAAAAAAAGATCAATGGAGATGGAGATGTTCGCACCAAAAAGCATTGTATTTATCAAAATTGTTTTTACCTTACAGTGTAACTAAGAGACCTAAGTTGTTACAAATAATAAATCATTATGAGTTTGTTAAGCCGACAGAAGCCCTAGGGAAAAAGTTTCCTTTTATAAAAAATAAAACTTAACTAGCTTTAGCTAATAAGTTTTCTTGTACATCCTGATATTTAAGACTATTTCTTGTAGACTTAATATCAGATTCTATTTTAAGCATATCGGTAGTACAACCACCGTGGTCCATAAGTTTAGCTGACCAAGTATGCTCAAGGTGTTGAAGTCTTTTCAACAACTTTATTTTCTCTGGACTCATTACTAAGTACCTCATAAGTTATGTAGACTTTGTCTCTGCTAGTAAAACCATCTTCGGTATAACTAACTTTGCCTTCATCCACAAGTTGAACAAACTTATTCAATGCTTCTTTATCGTTGGCGGCTGTAACTTTATCATCAAAGTGTTGCCCTCCCATACGAACTTGGACACGATAAGTTGTCATAAGATATTATAAGATATTTCGAAGGTTTCGTCAATATCTAAGCCTTGGTTGGTAATAGCCAAGCATTGTGCCCTATAATGGGTCATAGAAGCCCCCTTATCAGCTAAACTCGCTTTTATATCTCTGCCATAGGATCTAGCAAAAGATCGGCATTGTGGGGCATCTGGGACATAATTATGTAGTGTTTGGCCACATTTTTCCATGTCCATTTCAGGTGTTATAAAACAAAAGGTGCTTAACATCATAAATTTTATTATCATAAATAACCTTAAATATTTATTTAACTTTATACAAGATTTAATTTGACTTTAATTATTATCCCATATATCTAAGATTATATGAAACTAAAAAGTAAAAGTACAATACTAGAGAATATCATAACTGACCTTGATGAACAATTAGCAGCAATTCCAACATTTGATTGGACTGGTGCACCAATTGAAGATTCACTACAATTAGATATGATTATTGATGGTGTTCGCAATATTTATTTTTGTGAGGGTAAATGGGAAAAAAAACATTATCCAATAGATAGAACAATTGCAACTCTTCTAGTAGAGAACGAACTATATGAACGCAAACAACAACCAACGGAGGAAGATAAACATGGCAACAGAAACAACTAATTCTATTTTACCAATTGGACAACAACCAGAAGGTGATTTAGATTCTTTAAAAAAACTTGAAGACGCAGTTAAAAGTCTTATGAAAAATATAGATGAACTTCAAGCTAACTTAAAAAAATTAACAGAAGAAAATAAAAGACTAAAAGATTTAGTTGGTATAGTAGAGACTGCATCAGCTGAAGGAAGGGAATTAATATAATGAACATAGATAAATGGAAATCTGTAGCAATTAAAAAAACAGATTACGATTTGTTAAAGGGGTTATGTAAAGAAAAATTTAGGGCTCCCGGTGCAATGATATCAAAAATATTAAGTGATTACATTGATCATCAAGCTAGGAAACATAAAATTCCTAATGCAACGTTTCGTACAAAACTTATAAATGGAGATGCAAATGTCGGATCCAAAAGAAATAAAAGCTAAAGAGTTTTTTACAATCGAACTTGATCATGAAAAAAATAATGTGATTTTGTATGTTAATGGAGTTATGAGAAATAAAATACACACTATTAAGGCAGAATCTTTATTTGATCGTATGCTTAAGATAGCAAAACTTAAATTTCTTAAAATGAGAAAACAAGTTGAACAATAAACTCAAAGTATTAGATTTATTCAGTGGTATTGGAGGCTTTAGTTTAGGTCTTCATTCCACTGGTATATTTGATACAGTAAAGTTTGTAGAGTTTGATAAATTTTGTCAAAAGGTTTTACAAAAGAATTTTAAAAATATACCAATAGAAGGAGATATAAGAGATGTCAAAGGACAAGAATTCGAAGCAGATGTCATTACTGGAGGATTCCCATGCCAACCGTTCAGTGTTGCAGGAAAACAAAAAGGAACAGATGACAACAGATATCTCTGGCCAGAAATGTTTAGACTCATTAAAGAGATCAAACCAGAATTCGTTATTGGGGAGAATGTGCAAGGCCTTATTAACCTCCAAGACGGCATGGTACTCAGACAGGTGCAGGACCAATTGGAAGGTGAAGGTTTCGAAGTCCAATGTTTCCTTATTCCAGCTTCAGGCCTCGGTGCTTGGCACCAAAGGAATAGAGTCTGGATTATTGGCCACTCCAAACACAATGGATTACTTGCCTCCGAGAAGCGTTCAAGGGACAAAAAAATTAATGGAGGGACACAGAAAGGGCAGAACCAAACCATCGAATCTGAGAGAACAAATGGATCCACAAACAATGGCAATGTATCCAACACCATCAGCGAGTTGCAATATGGATGTAGTAGCCCCAGCAGAGACAGTAAAAAAGAATTCAACAGGTTGGAGTGTAACGAGGGTTGGGACTGGCAGAGTCTTCGGAGCCAAACTGAACGATGTAGTGAACAAGATAGAGAAGGACAAAATGTTTCCAACACCGAAACAAAGGGATTACAAAGACGCAGCATATCAACCGACTTGGAAAGACAGTCTAGAGAAAAATTTACCGAGAACAGTACTGAAGGACAACAAACCTGGTGGCAAACTCAATCCAACATTTGTGGAGTTCCTAATGGGATTTCCCATGAATTGGACAAAGATAGATCCAACAGAATAAAAAGTTTAGGTAATGCAATCGTTCCACAATGTGCAAGAATCCTAGGTCTTGCTATAAAACAAGTTTTAATCGAGGAAGATAGGTTATGATTTTTTTATTGAATGTGCTTATTATCGCTTTAATATATGGGTTTATTATATTTTTATTAATGCTTTGGAATAAAGAGGAGTTATGAAATACAACAAGTTAGCCTATAAAATATATAAGTCTTTAGATGAAAAGACTCAGAAATGTTTAGGTGTAGAGTACGATATTGAAAAAGTAGATAACACTGAAAATAAAAAATGGAATGATAGATTTCTAATGTCTTTCTGTAATTGGTTATGGATGAAAAAATTTAAAAAAAATAAAACTGTATGGATTTCATTAATGCAGCAGATGCAAAAATTAAAAAACGATCAGATTAGATTAATGGCAGAAGGCCCTTTCCCTTTTATAAAAAAATAATCTCTAGTCCCTTGTACCCACGACATTGAATAGTTTATAATTAGTACTTGCATGAAAAGAAAAATTTTTATATGAGTATTAATAGTTACAACACAACGAGCTGTATAGATTGTAGTGGAAGAGGGTATATTCGAACAATTCAGTCTAATTCTAAAGTTTCTTGTATCATTTGTAACGGATTAGGAACCACGTTTCACGGACCAAAATCAGAAGCAGAAAAAGTTTTTTTATTTAAATTAGCGTGGGATTATATTAATGGCAAAGAAAAAGGATGGTATCACTGAGTTAACTAAGTTGCTAATAGATGCAGCAGAACACTTTACGCCTAGTAAATACAGTAGATTAAAATCAGTTATATTCGCATTACTTCATGGAGTAAATTATGGTTATGATTCAATGGACCAAAAATTTCTCAATGATGCTTCTGATATATACAGCTTTCATACAACCACCGACAAGGCTAAGTCTTATAAATTAAAAAAAGTTAAAAAAAATAAAAAAACTAATAATGTAATAGATTTTAAAAGCTACTCGAAAGTTTCGGTGACCCATGATGCCTGATAACTATACCAAAGAAGAAGCTATACAAGATTTCAATTCAATCAAAGAACATATTGCAGATGAAGATTTGCAAGGCGCTGCTATCACCATTTTGTTGAGTGATATACAAGAACATTACGAGGTCGCTACTCGATTAAATTTTAAAAAATCGAAAGGCCATTATCGTGATCTACTCTCTAGACTTATTAAAACTTATGGGCACTAAGGTGGCTTCCGATATGGTTTCAGAAAATCATGTTTGCAATGAACAGAAGTTATGGAGGCATGTAATATTAAATGCGTTTGAAGATACTAGAACGGATAGTGGAGATAGAAAAGCAAGTTTAAATAAGTGTGATGCACATTATTGGATTGCAGAATCTAAAGACTTTGAACAGATTTGTTGGTGGGCTGGTTGGGAACCAGATGATGTAAGATATAGATATTATAAAGCATTAAAAAAAGGTGACATAAAATTTAAAAGAAGACATTTTTTATGGCATGAATATGCTGTGTTATTTCAAAGACTTAAGGTAACAACTAATTTAGATTTAAGACGTGAATTAAGAAGAAATGTAGAAAATAAAAGAAGACAAATTATGGATGCGGATAATGTTTATGTTGATAAATTTTTAAGAGATTTTTCAGCTGAATTTTAATCTGCAACCCAGGGAGCAATCTCTAAGTTGCAGATAACCTATAAGTAAAGATAGATTTAATATAACTATAATTTTAAATTTTGCAAATTGTTTTTTGGCCTTCTAAAAAATGTTCTCCATAGCCACGATCTACATAAGCTTATAGCTGTAAAAATTACTGCTATATGAAAGCTTTCCCAGACTGTTGGATACATATCGAAAAAAGGGAATATCCATAGTTGTATCATGGTGCTTAAAATAAGACCACTGCCTACATCACATAATGTTTCAAATAAGTTTCTCATAAAAAAACCTAGGCCTATAAGAAAGGATATAAGCCTAGGCAACTAACAAGAGAAGTTATGAAAATGATAAAAAACATAACAACCTTGTTTACATTACCTGAGTCGTTAAAAAACTACAAGCGTTTTGTAGAGTTAACCGTGGGTCGAGGGCATAGAACCATTGACCTAAGTAAATGATAAAAGAATCACGGCTCACGGCACAATGTTGCCACAAATTCCCAATTTCCTAGTACGTTCTCTTAGAAAAAAAAAATAAAAAAAATATTTGTAAGGGTTTTTTTCTAGGAAACCAGGAAAAACATTGGTAAATAACAATTCTAGAGCAAAATAGACCAGGAATTTACTAGGAAAATTCCCAGAACTTTAGGAAAAAAATATAGAGAGGCCGTTTTCTGCTTAAAAAAAATTAAAAAAATATTTGTAAGGAAGTGTATTAGGAAAAAATTATGATATAACTGGTCAAGAAATGACTAAGAGAAAAAACACATTAAAATCTACAACTGAACTTACTTTAAAGCAAAAAGCTTTTGTTGATATATATGTTGGTAATTGGGGTGAGATTACTAAGGTTGAAGCTGCTAGAAGAGCTGGTTATCAATCCAATAAACCAGAAGGCCCCACAGAGATTGCAAGTAGATTAACCGATCCTAATAAAAATCCTCATGTAGTGCGTTATATGGAAATGAAATATAACCAAGAATTAAAAAAACATGAAGGTGATAAATTAAAAAAATATAAACGATTTGAAACTTTAAGTAAAAAAGCAGAAGATAAGAAACAGTTTTCTGTAGCTGTAAATGCAGAATACAGATCTGGACAAATGGCAGGTATGTTTGTTGATAAGAAGGAAGTAACACATGTAGGATTGGAGGGAATGAGTCGTGAACAACTTGAAAAGAGGCTATCCGAACTTGAAGGAAAAATCGGAGAAGCCAAAGACATTATTAACGTCACGCCAGAAAAAATTACTCAAGGAGGGTGATTTTATGACGGTGTTCAATGAGATTCACAACCAACATTTAAATACATCTGTTGGTATCGTTTCAATTTTAACTGAGGATAAAAAATGAAAACTTTGAAGCTATATGTGAGAAATAATTTCAAAACTTTGAAGCTATATGTGAGAAATAATTTCAAAACTTTGAAGTCATATGTGAAAATTTTTTAAGATATGAAAAAACGAAAAAATAAAAAAAGACAAAATTCAAAAATTCTAAATTTTGATTTTAAAAATTTAAGTAATGATATTTCAGAGTATCCTTATGTTGAGATTAAATGGGCAGATATAGAGGGTGATAGTGGTTGGTCAGATACTAAAAGCCTCAAAAATTCTAAATTACCTATATGTGTATCTAAAGGTTATTTATTAAATCAATCTAATGGAATTACTAAAATATTTACTGATTACATAGAGACTAAAGAAAAGCCTACATTTGATAATATTGGCAATACTACAATCATTCCAACAAGTGTAATACAATCTATAAAAAAAATAAAATTATAATCTTGTAATTAAATCATTTGCGTATATCTATTTTAGATGGATAAATTTTTAGCATTTTTAATCAGATTAATAGTTTTTTATCCTATCCCTACCCTTATAATCATTGTTTTAATTGCCTTTTTAGGCATTAACTAATCATTTGACAAAGTAATCTATATCCTATATTCATGGGATATTAACAATTAACAAAGGAGCAAAAATGGGCTTTGATATAACTGGTTTAAATCCAAAAAACCTAGAAATAAAAGAACCTAAAAGACCAGATAATTTGTTTAAATTATCTCAAGAAAAACAAGATAAGTATTTTGAAGATAGAGAAAATTATACTTCTCAATCTGGTACTTATTTTAGAAACAATGTTTGGTGGTGGAGACCACTTGCAGATTATGTTTTAGAATATACTAAAGTTATCCCAGAGGACAGAAAAGAATGTTGGGGTTATAATGATTGTTGTATTATAGAACAGAAAGACGCAGAAATGATATCTCAACAATTAGATCATTTAATTAAAACTGGTCATACTAAAAAGTTTGAAAAAGATTATGAAACAGAGAGAAAAAAGTTAGAAAAACATAATGATAAAGTTGAGAAGCAACTGGAAGCATTTACTAAATCTGTTGAAAAAAAACTACGTACAACAAATTTAGCACCTAATCAATTTCCAGAGAATGATAAAAAGAAATGGGATAGTATTTATAAAAGAAAAAAATGGGGTGCTAGTTATCCTTTTTCTGTTGATAATGTAAAAGAGTTTTCAGAGTTTTGTAAAAATTCTGGTGGCTTTAGTATTGGTTAAAAGAATTAGAGTACCCTTTGAAAATCGTTCACTAAGGGTGCTTTACTAGGTAAGTTTGAATTTCAAACCTTAAGATGAAATTTAGGTTTTTGTATATTTTCCCTCACATAAAATATACATTACTAACAAAAACAAAGGAGCAAAAATGTCAAAACAAATAAGTAAAGATAATAGAGAATACTGGCAAAAAAAATTGTCTAATAAATTCTCTGATAAAAAAAGTGCCATTCAATCTCTTCATCAAGTTGAGATTAATGAAACAACTCAAAAAAACTTTCCTATATTCAAAAAGAGATTAGGATTGGAAAAAGATATAGTAAACTACATTAAAGTTGAAAAAGATTTTAATGATTTTTCTAAAAACTATATGAAGAACCTAGAAGAAAAAAGAGAAATGGTTAGAAAACATTTCAACAAAGTTAGAGAAAAAATAGTTAATTGGTCAGAGACAAGAAAGTCTTGGGATAAATACGATATACCAAGTCTTGAAATGGATAATAAACTGTATGATCTAGCAGATAGCATTGAAAAATATTTAAAAAATCAATGTAAAGAAGAAACAAAAAATGCTTTTTATAATTCTAAAAAGGGTCAAGAATTAAAAACACTTGATGAATTAGAAGAAAAAGCAACTGATCTATTACATAGTGATATGATTGGGTCAGAGGTTTTGAACCAAATATCTTTGATTGCTAAACAAACCAATATAAGTATGACAATTCCTCAAAATACTTTGAAAGAGTTGCCAAGTAAGTAATGACAAAAATAAATTGGAAAAAAGAAATAACTAATCATCTTGTTGGCAGAAAAATTGTCAAGATTGAGTATTGTTCTAAAAAAGAAATGGAACATCAAGGTTGGCATAATCAACCAGTACAAATATTATTGGATAATGGTATTTGGCTAACACCAACAAGTGATGACGAGGGAAATAATGGTGGTGCTATTCATACGAATATAAAAGAACTTCCAATTATTCCAGTTATATATTAAAGAATTATTGACTAGCGATAGGAGATGTCCTATGAAAAATGTTAACACTCTCTAGTCTTTAATGACCCCCAACAAAGCGAGAGTAGAGTTGGGGGTTTTTTTATGTTATTGACTTAATAAGTTAATGGCAAAATCAGAAAAAAATCTTTGGCAACGAATAAAAAAATTAAATTTAAAAGGTCAATTATTTCGCATAGAAAGTAATACAATCAATGGTATTCCAGACGTTTATTGGTTGATAAACAACAAAAGTATTTGGATTGAACTCAAGTCAAATGATGTCAAGAATTTAGGACTTTCAAAGTTTCAAATTAATTGGCACTTAACACATTTTCAAAATGGTGGCACTTCGTTTATCTTGCGAGAAGACCTCTCGCAGAGAACCTCTCAAAATTTACAAATTTTCGTGGTTCGTGAACCGAGACGCTTGGTTCGTGCCTACTCATCACTCAATTTAAAAGACGCATTTAAAAAAATCTTGACGCAATAACCACGTCTCTCGGATCTTCTTTACGCACAACTTCGTTGTGCGTAAACTTTGAGATTGCATGTGGGATTTTTCTAATAATCATTTACCTTTATACATGCGTAAACTTTGAGATTGCATGTGGGATTTTTTCTTTTACCTATATACCTTTACATGTGCGTAAACTTTGAGATTGTATGTGGGATTTTTTCCTAAAGGTATTTACCTTTATATATAAAAAAATTTAAATTTTTTTAATTGGTCCTGGAGTCGTGTTTAATTAGTCCTGGAGTCGTGGCAGCTAAAATAAAAAGTTGACAGCTGTGGGCATCCCATGCTAATGAGATGGAATTAACTAACAACGGAGAATAAAAATGATACACTTTAAAGATCTAAAAAAAGGCCAGGAAATAAAAAGCGATCAGCTGCATCCATTTATATTATGCAGCGGAAAGCTTCTAGAGAGTCCTAAGCAAGGCAAGGGCTTAAAGAAAACTGTGCTAATAGATGCTAAGGGCTCGGAGCTGGGTTTTTTCGATGAAGCTGGCAGCGTTTACAGTACTAATATTAAACTAGCTAAGGTTGACGGCAATTGGATGGAGGTAACTCATGCTTCTTAATTACTACAGTCAAACCAAAATGGCTAAGGGTGAAAAATACGGATATAAAACAGCTATATTACACCTTGCACCGTTTACCCTATCAGGTAAAAATGTATGTCCTAAAGCATCCCCTGAGTGTGTTTCAGCTTGTTTAAATACTTCAGGCCGTGGACAGATGGGCTCAGTACAAAAAGCTAGATTAAATAAAACCAATTATTTTTGGACGAATAAGAATGCATTCTTATGGGACCTGAGTCGTGAAATTGAGCAGCTCAAAAAACGAGCTGCAAATCAGGGCTTTAAATTTGCCGTTAGGTTAAACGGTACAAGTGACCTTGCATGGCATCGAATGAAAGTTGATGGAGGTGGCAGCCTGATGGAGATCCATCCTGATGTCCAATTTTATGATTACACTAAAGTCTTAAATTATATTGATCATAATCTTAAAAATTATCATGTTACCTTCAGTGACTCAGGGCGTAACGACTCGGACATTGCTGCAGCTGTAGCTAAGGGCTCAAACGTTGCCGTTGTGTTTCAGGATAAGCTGCCCAAAAAATGGCTTAATAAAAAAGTCATAAACGGTGACCGTCATGATCTCAGGTTTAAAGATCCGCGGGGCGTGATAGTTGGATTGGTTGCTAAGGGTCAAGGCCGTAAGGTCAATAATAAGTTTATCAAGGCGGTGGCCTGATGGATCGTTTTCTAGCCTTTATAATGCGACTCGTAATATTTTTTCCAGGTACTATAGGAATAGTACTCTTATTGATTCTATTAGTTTAGAACGATTCTAATTCACAGCCCTACAACCTAGGGCTGTGTCAGCTGTAAATAATTAATTTGACATCTTATTAAATATGATTAATATGGGACATGTACTAAAAATAAAACACTAACAAGGAGTTAAAAATGAAAGTACAAAAACAAAAACAAAAAACACTTTCACCAGTTGAAAACGTGAAATTGTTTAAAGCGTGTGAAGTTAACCATAATAGAAAAAGTTATAATAAGTTATGGATTGACGTTAAGGAAGAAGCCCTACCAATAGTTGAAAGCTTAGGGGGGTCTGTAATCAATAAATATAAATCAAAGTCTTATTATATTGAGATTGCTAAAAAACCCACGACTCGATTTGATGTCAAGTCGTTTAAAGAAAAACACCCACAAATTTACAATTCATTTATTGTAGAGGGTGAGTCAGTTGAACTTAAAACCAAAATAGTTAAATAATGGATATTGCATTGCATATATTCTTAATCTTGATTAGTTTCTCAATCGCATTCTTAGGCGTGGTAGTACTATTCACGGTTGACGTTTTCACTGGTTGCATTCTTGCAACTGGTGGAATTGTATTAGCTATTAAAGGCATGGAGGTTTAAATGATACCATTTAAATTCAAGGGCTATAACGTAAAGATTGAAGGCGTAATTACGCCTTCAACGGATCAAGTTAAGTTTAGTTTTAGTAATGGTGTAGATGATAATATCAACATATTAAAACTAAATACTGTTAATGATAAAAAATGGGTCAATGTAGTAAATAAAATACAGAGATCTATTAATGATCGCATAAGATACTTACAACAAACTAACAATTAACAACCAATGCCCCACGTGATCCGTGGGGCATGTCCCATTAATAGAGGTACCAGTCGAAATCTAAAAATAGAAATTTTTTTATTTCTATTTTTTTAGGATTTTTATACGAAAGTTTACTAACTTTACCTTTACTTGCTATGACAGATAGAAGTAGTAAGGTCTTGTAGAATTAAGGGGTTTCTTTTTTGGGGACCCAAGGGTATAGTAAATATATATGACTAATACAGATTTGATGACTACAGATCAGCTTCGAGAGAGGCTCGAAAAAGTGTGGCTTCAACATATAAAATTATGTCAAGACAACTTTTTGTATTTTGTAAAGAATGTTTGGCCAGATTTTATTTGTAGAACTGATAGTGATCCAGACAAATGGGGACATCATCAACATATTGCACATGAGTTTACGAAGATAGCTAAAAATAAAAAAGGAAGGCTCATAGTAAATATGCCTCCTAGACACACTAAATCAGAATTTGCATCTATATACTTTCCTGCTTGGATGATAGGAAAACATCCTAAAATGAAATTAATGCAGGTATCACACAACGCAGAACTTTCAGGAAGGTTTGGTGCTAAGGTAAGAAATTTAATTGATAGTCCAGAGTATAAACAGATCTTTGGAGATGTTAAACTAAGAGAAGATAGTAAGGCAAAAGGACGTTGGGAGACCAATCAAGGTGGGGAATACTTTGCAGCGGGTGTTGGCGGTTCTATCACAGGACGAG